ATCATCTTTTGCGTTTAAATAAGCTTCGGAGATTCCGTACTTCTTTGCAATTTCAGGTATTGTCATAACTTTAGTTTATAATATCCCTACGGAAGAATTTTCCCATAAGGTTTTCGTTTATTGCTTGTTCGTTGGCAAGGACATCGTAATGAAACTGCCATTTAATTTCGTAATATGATAAGGATTTTTTGGAAAAGCAAAACTGAATGATTTCTCTTTCAAAATCATCAGCTCTACCCTCTTTTACTTCGGATTTAATCCATTCGTTTGATGAATAGTATTTCTCCCAATCGGAAGCACTTCTAACAACTCTCTTTCTAGTCTTGCCCTTAAGGGGCTTCAATCTTCGAACCTGATTTAGGGATTTCTTCCCTATATAAAATCTACCAGTTGGTATGTGTATCATTTTATAGACAAACCCAACTGCACCTTCCGGTGTGTTTTCCTCCGTAACAATATTTCCATTAAATTTCCAACTCATTAATTACTTATTAGTAACAGTATCAGAATACTTCTTTTCTTGAAGTTTTCCTCCTCTAGCTTTAACAATAGCTCTGTCATCCCCTGCTAAGTTCTTACCGCCATCAGGACTGATAGGTGTTTTATCCTTTCCTTTGATATCAATCATACCCGTTTTAGGTGGAGTTTTTTTGTATATATCTAAAATACTTGCCATTTTGTTTGTTTATTTGAATATAAATATAAAGTAAAACCTTTTTACGAATCAAATCTAATAATAAAGTTTACTGGATAGTCTGGAGTTGATTTAATTGGTTGTGGTAATTTAGCCACAGCAACCATATTTAATTCATTATCATATAATCCAATTGTTGTAATCATAGGTGCCAAAAATGAGCCTGTCGGGTCTGCACTTACATAATCCTCATAATAATTAAATTCATTATTAATAATTTTTGTACCAGCATTATAAAAAGATTTACTTACTAAATCATCAGGTCTTATTGAACCCGGCCTTTGTACTATATATGTATTTACAACACCATCAGTTTCATTTACCGCACTTGGATTTTGAGAAAAGTTAAATTCATTTTCTAATACTGAAATGAATATTTCATTCTCATATATTGTTTTGGTTGAACGAAAGTTTAAAGTAAATTGAGATAAAACAGAACCACTAACTATATCTTTAGCTACAACTATCAATCCCCTATCATAAAATATATTACCTTTTATTTGATTACCATATTTTAAATTAGAATATCCATCATCAGTATATGTTCTACCCAACTGCTCATCTTCCAATACAACAGTACCAGGCTTTATTCCCTCACCATAATATATTTGTGGGATAGAAAATACAGCGATATCATCTTCCAAAATTCTTTCATTGGTTGATGCATATGAAATTCTCCTACCAACTTCTGTCAATAGTGATGCGGTTGCTGGATTATTATAAAATTGGCTTTTTATAGATGCGTACACTACTTTTTTATTGAATCCATTACTTACTTCATCAATATCCAAATCAATAAGTGTTCCAGCTGGATTTTCAGCAAAAATAGGACTAATATCATTCTCATCCAAAGTCCATTCTTTATAAACTTTTAGAGGTCTTACAATTACATCTGATTTTTGTATTTCTTTCAACATATCTTATATAAATATTCGTTTAACAAAAAACCCCCAATTAAGGGGGCTTTCATATTATATTAATTTTTAATTAGAATGATAATTTCACTTTAATTAAAACTTCTTTATCAAATGATTTAACAATTGGTTGAGAAGTCTTAGCTACTGCCACACATTCGTTTGCATCATTCAACAAACCTATTGTTGTAATAAATGTTTGAGGGTCAGTTTCAAATGTTGGTTCAGTAAAGAAACCATCTGCATCTAAGTAAGTAGGGTTGTTTGAATAGTTAAATTCTCTATTTGTTGCTCTTACAAAGAAATGTTGTGTTGATACATTTTCAGTTCTTCTAGCATCAAAATCCTTACCTGCTCTAATTGCATGATATATTCTTTTGTGATTTTCCTGGTCAGCTGCTGTTGAGTATGATGGTATTAAAGTTCCAACAGTTTGGAAATTTTCATTAAATACACTACCAACCACATTACCTACTGCTGTTGGATTAAGAATTATAATACCTCTTTCAGGATAGAATAAACCATAACCTTGTCCAGAAGTTGGGTCAGTTGTGTTTTTTACAGTTGCTTCATTTTGAGTTCCTAAATTCAATGAACCAGAAACTACTTTAAATACATTACCACTCAATCCATAAGAATCACCAAATTTCTTACCACTATTATCAATAAAAGTAAACAATCCATTAGAACCAGAAACTTTTAATGACCAGTTACCAGCATCCATAGATTCTCTATAACGAGCTCTAGCTACATTAATTACATAGATATCATTTGAATCCGTTGCAGCTGCAACTGAATTATCAAATTGGAATTTAGCTAAAGTTGGGTCTAACAACATTGATTTATATTGTGCGTAAGTTGCTTTAGTTGGTAATAAACCATTAGGGTCTATATCTAAAGTAACAGAACCACTACCATCAACGTGTCCGTATGCTACTGCAAATTGAACTTCTTCAATATCAGTATCAATTGGGTCAGTTTGATATACATTGTAGTAATACTTACCACTTTGGTCAGTTTGTGATGATGCTGTAAAGAATGACATCAATGAACCAGAATCACTACTCCATAATCCAGTAGTTACTACTTCTATTTTTGCATTTACTTTATCGAATTCACCAAATCTTTTATAAAGACCAGTACCAGTTACACCGGTTGATGCGATTTGTTGACCTGCAGGTAAAACTGAGTTTAATATTTGTACAATTTGATTTGAATCAATCGTACCAGTATTAGCCAATGCTCTTATCTGGTCGGTTATATTTGGGTCATTTATTAGTGCCATTTTATATTTCTATTTTATTTTTATACGGTTGCTTTGTATGTTACGATTACAGGAATAGTTTGAGAACCTCCAGTTTCATTACCAAATACAGTTATTGTAGTAGATACATCAATTGTTAAGTTTGGATTTGGAGTGAATCTAAATTCTAAACCAGTAACAACTTGTGCCGTTGTTGTAATTTCATCACCTAAGAATAATGTAGTACCAGTACCACTTGCTCCTCTAGTTACAGTTACTGTACCAGCTCTTTGGTCTGCTAATACCATTGTGTATCCAGCATTTTGATTTCCAGCAGGAGATGTTGTTGGAGATAATCCTACACCACCTTCATATTGATTAACACTAATAGAAGGTACACCCAATCTTACAGTTGGAATTTGAGTAGTTCCTTTTGGAAGGGTAACTAATTTATATCTTAATACTTGTGTTTCATCAGGACTAGCTTCCGTAATAGGAATAGCTCTAATTGCTGAATCGTAGTATGCAGAACCTTTTGGATGTGCTGGTTCGTAAAGCGTATAATCAATTTCATCATCACCCAAAGCGAACTTTGTAATGTTTAATGATTGACCGGATGCTAATTTTTGTCTTCCTTTTTTGGTAAGAATTGCATCAACTGTAATTTCCGAGTTATCTAAGTATGCCATTTGATATTGTTTTTTATCTATATTCTATAAATATAACTAATTTTTATTTTTCAATTAATCTACCTCAAGTATTGGTTCACCACTACCTCTACCAGTTTTAGCAACTCTAAGAATATTAGGATTAGTAGTAAATATTTCAACTGGGTCTAGTCCATCAGGTGTGGTTGTTGAATTTTGAACAGAACCTTTCCAAAATGAACGTTTCATACCTTCACCTAAATTATTTTTATATATATAATGTGTAGGAAAATATCCTTTAAGTGGTGTTATTTCTACCAAATCTCCACTTGCGCTTGGGAAAAATGGAACTCCATATGAACCAGTACTAAATGGCAATATTCCAACTTTATATCTATATTTTGTAACAGCTATCTTTTCGTACTTAACTTGTCCATATGGTGTTGCTGGATATCCTTCTGTTTGTGTATTTATTTTTTGAGTATATTGCTGTTTTATTAAAAATATATTTTTTCTACTGCCTGTTTCTTGATAGTTACCGAATAAAGGGTCATAACTTCTAACTAAACCAGTACCATTAGTAGCATATAAACCATAACCAGCATTAGCAAGAGAATCTCTATCCATACCCACTTCAGTAAACGTAAATGAATCAGCTTCACCAGAAAAACTTGCACCAGTTGGACATTGTATTTCCATATCGTAAAATGGTGCACTACCTTCTAATAAAACTCCATCATTTGCGTCAATATTACTATTGTAAGATGGATTAGTTGCTTCTAATTGTATAACATCGTTTGCATCTACTATACCCGTATTATTACTAACATCTCCAAATAGATTTGTTATTTCTGATGCATCTAATATAGCATCTTTTGGTATAGATTCCGCATCCAATAGTACATCTCTATTTGTATCAATAAATGTTTCAAAATCATTTCTCAATGAGTTTGGTTTATCCCAACGAGTTTTATTTCTTTCTAAATAATGTGGTTCAATTAATAATCCTTTAGATATGTTTGTTCTAACAGGAGCTAAATCAGAAAGTACTTCAAATAATGATTTGTCTATATATCTTATTAATCTAATATATTCGTAGATATCTCTATTATCTAATCTTTCAAAATAATAATGTCTTAATATATCTAATTGTTTATAGTTGCTCTTATATTCATCGCCAAAATCTCCAATGTAGTTATCAATATTAAAATCACCAAATGCTTTTAAGATATCCATATTCAACTCCTTGATTGGAGAGAAAAATAATCCTAAACGATTTGAATCTATTGGAGCTCTATCAAATGATTTTTGAGTTGCTCTAGTTTTGTAAGAAAGGTCACCTATTAAAGTTTGCTCCTCAAAACGAATTTTATTAGAAACATTAAATCCTAAAGATGGAACATTTGCTGTTACAGTTCTATCATATGGAATATAGTTATATGGATATGCTGGAATTGAAGGGAAATTACTAGCCGTTGCAAATCCAGTATCACCAACATAAGATGTATCTATTGAAACGTTTTTAATATATGGGTCTAATACTCTATCTTTAGGATATTCAAAATCCAAACGGAATACTAAATCTTTTGTTGATGAATCAAAATCGTTACCATTAATTGCATCTGGAAATAATGTGTGGTTTTCAAATTTACTTCTTTGTAATGGAACGGTCCATAATCTGAATTCATCTAAATTACCAGAATACCCATTGCTACCAACCTCAATATAATTACCACTTTCCCATTGCGTATCATCCGTTAATATAGACATACTAACAAATGTAGTTTGTCTAGTACCATTTGAAGTACCTAACCAAACTTCATACAAAGATGTTGCACCACCATAATTATATCTATTTATTGCTACATTTGAATAATTTTCAAGTGATATTGGAAATCCTAAACTTCCTGTTTTTAAATCAGGACCATAAGCATATGGATAATTACTAGCCGTATCAAAGTAATATGTTGAAACAGATGCACTTATAAATGGTTCTAAAATATAAGTACTTGTTGATATATCACCACCAAAGTTTAATTCTAATGTTGCAAAAGAACCAGTAGTTTGTAATAAATCTAAATTCCATTGACTTGATGATATTAATCTTTGTGGCGTTGATGTAATTGATGCTGGTAATATTCTAAACTCAATACAATTAGGATAATCTCCAGTTTTTGTTTGTTTCCAAGGAACCCTTACAGATGAATTATTATCTAATACAATTGCTGCGGTTCTATCATCGAATGTAAATTTACTAACCCCACCTCTAGTTGGATCTTGAGGTCCACCAAATTCCATTATTGTCAACATAGATTGAGGTACACCATAACAAGCCATTACAGCTTTAAGTGCCCTAGAAGTACCTTTATGCTTTAATAGGTATGGTAAGTTATTTAAAATTCTTCTCCATACTTCATAGTTTGCATCTTGTAAGCTTCTTCCATATTTTTGATATCCATCTTGAGTTGTACCAAACATATATTCCCAAAGTAATTGAGAATTAAATGCTCTTTTTTCAGTCCAACCCATTGAGTTTAGCATAGAACTAACCAACGAATCAGGCACTCCTAATTCTTCTTTATGTTCTACGTTTTTAGCTTTTTTTATTCCATTTATATAAACCCATAAAATATCAAAATGTTGCCCAATCATATCTAAGAATAGAATAAAATCGGCGTTATCATAATCTTCAGTTATATATTCAGGAAGATTATTACGCATTGCATATGAATTATATTTATCAAATTCTTCCGAATCAGCCAATGCAGTATCATACCAACTAACAACCAATGGATTTGTTATAGGTCTTAACACTCTATAAGTTAATGATGTTGTTGAGTTAAAATAATCTACTTTTGGGTATGCTAAATCATTTTCTGATTTAAATAAGAATTTTTCATATCCATCAAATGTTTTTATTAAATTACTTATTTTTTCAGCAACAGAGTTAGCTTGAATCAATGCATATGGTGCAGGAATTACTTGTGGTACTTCGTATTGTAATTGTAAAATTGGGTCTATTTGTTCACCAATTAAAATCTCATCACCTTGAATTTCAGGAGTACCATCGCCACCAGTATCTTCAGTTAATAAATAACCAATTGGAAATGTTGTTTGTGTTAAACTTAAATATTTTGCTTGATATTCTTGTAAAATGTTTATTTTATAATAAAAGTTTTTTAATCGTTCAGCGGCTGAACCAAAATGTACAAATTGGTTAAATGTATAGGAAGAACCATTAACATATTGAATATTTAACTTTTCGGTATCAATATTATTTTGTGATGTTATTTTATTTAAGATATCATTTGATGTAGTAGAACCACTTGCTATCAAATCATCAAATATCTTAAAAGAAGTTCCATTATCAGGCTCTAATAAAAAATTAGGTCCTTTTAGTGGTGCACAATAGCTTGTATCAACTCCACTAATTGTTATTGTTTCAACTATTGGGTCAGCTTGTAATTTAGAAATCCAAACTTGCTGATTTGGTTGTACAGTTGTTTCTAATGGCTCATATAATTTTAATATAAGTGAATCATTATCGCCAGTCCAAGTTGTAATTACTTTATTATCACCATTACCAATATGCAATAAGTGAGTTAAGTATTTTGAAGTTTCATCTGCAAAAATAGTTTTATCAAATTGTGCAATAAATCCTTCCGCAATTCTACTAATAGCAACTTCTCTAGGAATTGTTAAATCACCTTTATCAAATTGAATTGTAATTAATTCTTGCTTACCAGTTACAGTCTGTCTTCCACTTATATTATATGGAATTAAAATTAATTGTAAATTAATTATATCTTGGTCTTCCGAAACGTTAGTTCCGGCATTTATTAATAATTGCTTAAAATTAAATGTATGTGTACCATTTTTTGGTAATTGTGTAAAATTAGAATTAGTACTACCAACGTACATTCTAACATAATCAGCATCAACAGAATCAAATGATATTTTAAAATCAACATCAGTACCTACATAATCAGGTCCTCTTAATACAGAAGGATATTGTATATTTCTAATATCAGGAACACCAACCCATATATCATCCACAGCTACCAATGCTGTTTCTATAACATCGCCATCTCCATCAGCATTATTTGGAACTAATTTTATTGTGTATTTTCCAATTACATCAAATGTTTTTGATGGTATTATTATTATGGCACTTTGACCACTAACATTAAATTCATATGTTTTATCCTTTACATATGCAGTTACTTTTGTAGTATTTCCAAAAAGATTCAATCCAATTGGAACTGCTGCATCTGAATTAATATTATATTGTGTAAAGTCTTGAGATACTAATTGCGCTGGATTTGTAAATGTTATTATAGGAACTGTAGCTTGGATTATAGCAAAGTTTTCACTAGTAATACTAATATTTAAATTTCTATCAAAATTTACAAGTGTAGATATACTTTCTAAAGCAGAAGTTGCTTCTAATGTTTGTGTTTTTATACCTTCACCACTAATTACTATTTTAGTAATTCTATATGAATTTATATTAGATGTTTGTATTGAATATGATAGTTCAGAATCTGCACTATCTTCAATTTCACTAACTCCATTGGTCAAATTAAATGATTCAACTCCAGCTAATTCTTTTTTATTTTTTATAAAAGTAACAGAATTATTTGGTCCATCTATTGCTACATTTAATTTAATTTTTGGAACAAGTGGGTCTGTTGGATTTTGTATTACTTCATTTTGAGCTAATGTAAAATCAATAGATTTATCTTGCGAATCTACATCATAATTATAACTTGTTTCAAGTACATCTCCTACAAATTTTCTTATTCTAAATGTATATGCCGGTGTTGTTGAGTAAACACTTTTATAAGTTTCAGGATCGTATGTATATAAATTATTAGTATCATTTGTATAGTTTGGAAGACCCCTAGTACTATATGCTACTAAACTATCATATGGATTTATATCTAAAGCTATATATGGTACATAATATTTTGGATTTTGTACAATATCTATTATAAATTTTTCACCTGATGAATATCCTTCTTTTTGTACAGTAATGTTTTTAGGACCGTTGGTTAATAAATCACTCAAAGATACTGAAAGTCCGTAGCTTGTAGTTTGATATAATGGTAAATCGTTTACATAAATACTTGCTTCTGTATTTGATTTAATGTAAAGTATATTTTTATTATCAGTATTAGCTACATTTGGCGTATCTACAATTGGTATAAATCCGGCAGTACTTCCTCCACCGCCACCATATGAAATACCAACGCCAGAGCCACCACCTATACCAATGCCCGATTGATTATCGAGATTGTTTAGCTGTTGAGATTCACTTACACCAAACCCATTATCAAAAGCGTTTTCGTCTACTGCTTTCATTTATTAATTTTTATATTATGTATATTCAATTCGTTCTCTACCCATACCACCATCTGCCAAATTCTGTCTATCCAATGTATCATATTCTTGGTAGATGCTGCCGCCTCCACCGCCTCCACCGCCACTTGGTGGTGATGGTTGTTCATATGGTGGTTCATCGATAGGGGTCACTATTATTGGTTCAGGTTCTACTGGTAACACTTTTATAACATCAGGTGGTGGAGGTGGGGGTATTTGCTTTTTAATTTCTTCCTCCAACTTTAATTCCTTAGCTGTTAGTATTGGTTTTATTATTTCTGCTTTTTTAATTACAGGACTACTTGTATCTATTGTATTGTTTGAATCAATTCTTTGTAATACTTTACCAACAATATCAATACTATCATCCATCCCAGCATCATAAGTAGCTTCTTTTTTAACATCAGGCTTTGATAGATAAAAATCAATACACATAATCAATATCCTCTTACAAATACTTTCTATTTGATTTACTGATAATTCTATTACAGGTCTTTCAGTTTTTGGTTTACCATATTTAACATCCCTAATATCAGATATTCTATTTGTAAATTCATAAAAAGATGCTTCAACAAATTTTTCAAATACTTTAGTTGAAAGTGTATCAAAATCTTTTATTTTAAATTCCGAAACCATTTTATCTAACCACTTAGTTGAATACTTTGATTTTAAAAAATTATCAATTACCGTTGGATTTACTTTTTCAATAAAATTAAATGCTAAATTTATAGTATCATCTCTGAATTCACCATTATTTATAAATAAATCAAATCGTTTTTTAAGTTCTGGATTTAGTTGTAATCCTTTTTTTAATGGTAATAATCTAACCTCTGTACGTGATGGTGATATTTCTGCTATCCACAAACTATCTGCTGCAGCTTCGCTACCTACTCTTTTGTTAAGTAATGTTATTTGTGTTTTAAATATACCATTATCATATCCAGCTTCTCTTAAAAGTCTTTCAACATCTATAAAATATTCAGTTGGAAATTGATTTTTTTTAAGTACAGTTCCCTCAGCTATTAAAAAATAATCTTTAATGTTTGCAGTTGTCAATGGAACATATCTAACCAAGTCATCATTTATTTGTGGTAATTGGTTATCGTTTAAATCATATACAATAAACTCAATAGCATCCTTTTCACCAAATCCAAAGAAGGACTCAAGGTTACCTTCTTCAAATATCTTTCTATCATTTGAAGATATTCTATACCCCTGATTATTTAATATTTCCTTAAATGTTTTTATTGCCATGACAACTTATTTCTTTTACTCATTTTCTTATCATATACATAGTAACAATATTGTTTTCCTACATTATGAATAAGTTTACCTATCCAATTATCTTTTGGTAATGTACCCACTTCGTAAGCCATATGCTCAGTCCAAGGTTTTACCATCATATAAATCCACTTAGTATTTTGTGGTTTAACTTTCATATACTTAACTACGTTTCTAGCCCACATCATATATCCTAATACCAAACGAGGGTCTTTCTCATACATCATCTCACCATAAACTTCATCGGCGTTCCAAATGTGTTGAGGTAAGAAACCTTGATTGTATAATTCGTTACAAATGATTTTCTTCTTTTTAGTAGTTGCATTTGTAAGTTGTTGGTTAGCCGCAATCAATTGTGTTTGGTTAGTATTCAATTGAGTGTTTATTTGATTTATCGTTTGGTTAAGATTTATTATTTGAGCTTGCGCTGATGTAAGTTGTTCTCCCAATAATGCGTTTTCTTGCAATAAAGAAGTATTTCTTGCACTTAAAGAAACTCTTTGAATAGATTCTGCAGTTGCTTTTTGTATTGAGTTTTGTAAACTACCAATGCTACTTTCTATCTTTGAATTTGCTTGTTGTGTTTGGTTTTGAGATACAGCTAATAGTAAATCTCTAGAATCAATCTCCACTGCAAGACTTTGGGTTACTATTTCTAATTCTTTAACCTTAGATGCTAAATCAAGAGTAACATTATTTAATCTTTCAACTTGTAATGTCAAATCTGCTATTAATTGATTAGCTTGATTATAAGATGTAAGTAATATTGTTGGTGGTAAATCCGGTGCTTCCACTGGTATTAATTCCACAATATTAGTATCTATTGATTTTATAACTTCAACCTCATTATATTTTGGTTTTGTTAATTTACCAGAAACTATACCATCAGTCGCAACAGATCCACTAAATACATGAACACCAAAATCATTTTTAGTTTTGATTGCCAATGAACCACTAACTAAAAGTTCTGATATTTTATCTTCATTTCGTAAACCTGTCTTTATTAATCTTTTTATCATTTCTAGTTCTTTGCTATACTAAATGTTATATTATCATCAAAATATTGAGAGCCACCATTTTGTTCAACCATAAATTCTATTTTATAAACCCTATCAGCTTCCCAATTCGATAGATTAAGTTTTATATAGTTTCCATCAGAATCACAACTTATTTTAGAATAGTTGCCAAACGGAATTATAATATCATTAGATGAAAAATCTCTTATTTGATAATATGTAGTTTGTGGTAAATACTTTTGAGTATTATATGAAAATTGATTAGAGAAAGTTTTTAATGGATATAATTCTCTACCAAATATTCTTATTTTAGCAATACTATTTAGTTTATATTCTTTCTTTAAATTATTAATACCAATTTTAATATCTTCTGCAGTTAATGCCGTCAATGAACCAGTTACATATAATTGGTCATCCCAACCTATTCTAATCTTTGGTTGATATATCGTATGAGTCTCTTTACTAAAAAATTTAATTACACCATAATCTTCTGTATTGGATTCTACTTCGGTTGGATATTTTAAAATAAATCCATCATTTGGTCTTACAATACCATTTACAGAACCAGTCATCCAAATTTGTAACATAGATTTTACATCCATATTAATATCAGAAGTTTGATAATTAAATGATTGAGAAGCTGCGTATTGTGTCCACCAAGTTCCACCTACTCCATTGTTTATACTAGCGGTTGTATTTGGTGCAAAGTTATTTTGTAACCATTCTAAGTTAGTATCACCTTCTCTATAATTCCATGTTACACCTTGTGTTGATATGTTATCAAAACGAGTACCAATACCCATTTGCCAACTACCAGATAATGCATTTGCATATATTGTATATTCTAATGGAATTTCATTTGTTTGAGTTTCTCTTAAAATTAAATTTGCATCATTAAATCCAATACTACTATCTACGATTGATTTAGATATATAACCCAAATCAAATTTAATTAAAGTATGAGATACATCCTTTATGTTACCATAATATATTTTACTTATTTCTAAGATTTCATCAAGCCCAGTATTTTGATTGGGTTGTTGAAGATAAAGCGTTGCATCTTTTGATGCTGTTAAAAAGTAGTATCCCATTATTTTGCTCTTCCTTTTATGTCCGAATCCGGATATTTAATTTCAAAAATAGATGGGTCTAAAGATGGATATACAATCTTAGCTTTAGTTGCCGCTTCTATATTATATGAATTTGGTCCGTACTTACCACCACATTTATTCACTATTGATAAACTTGGAACAGATGAAACTCCTTCTATATTTGCTATTAATAATTCAACTTCACTCAAATTTATTGTTTGATTAAATTGCCAGTTATCAATATTAAAATAATCTTTTAATTCTGCAATACATTTTGCTAATACTTCACTTTTATTATAATTCTGATAAACTGATATTTCAAATTCAATACCTATGTTTATAATGAATCCATCATTAATATTAATACCATCAGTTAGTAATCTATACTCATTTAAATAAGTCTTTACATTTTCTTTAACGCCTCTAGTAAGTGGTACTAATCTTCCAAATAAATCATATCCTAACAAATATAAATTAATTGCAAATGGGTTATTCTTTTCATTTTCATTTGAAGTCTTTCCAATTAAATATTGTGTAATATCTTCTTTTACCGATTGCTCAGATGGTTCTTCACTATCAGGCATATTTACAAAACTCATTACTAAATCAGTAAATTCTTGCAAATTATTAGGCGATGCTAATATGGATGCCGGTGAGTTATTATCTATTGTACCATCAGCTACAGCGTATGCTTTTGCAACTGCTCCAAATTTTGCAGGCATAGATAAAACTCTTACCTGATAATCTTTTGCTGTTACTGCTCTATTTTGAGAACCAAAGTTTGCTAAAGCGTTTTGTCTAATTTCTTCAACAGTCTCGCCCCCTCTACCACCTGCAGCGGTTACTTCATTATCAATCGCTACAGAGTTTTTTGTTGCTTCGTAAATTGCTCTTTCACTATCAGTCAATGCTTGTGTATCTTCTTCAAATTCTATTTTATTAATTCTAGTCAATTGACCGGTTGCTACATTTGATTTAACACCACCACCAATTAAATATCTAACAGTCATTGTTGTTGCCGATGGCGATGTTCCGTATGTTTTTGTTTTTAAGAAGTTTGTTGGGTCGAATGATTCTTCTAATCTACTAATAGAGTTTGGCAATCCCAATCCAACATTTTTAAGATTTGGAATTAATTGCTCATCCGATGCCGATGAATCACCTGCGCCAAATTGAATAACAGTTCTACTTTCTTCATCTACTTTTGCAACAAATCTTCTTGGAGTTTTTATTGTTTTTAAAATATATGGTACAGTTGTTTTAAATTGATATAAATCTGCATCATTTACTTCTGTATTTGGTACATCTATAAAAACCATTTCTTGTGCCAAATATGGTACTTCATACCATTTGTTATTACCACTATCTCTTACATCGTATATTTGAATAACATTAGTTTCATCTAATACTATTTTTTCAAATGGAGAATATGAATCAAATGTAACTGCCTTCTCTACCAACTCACCAGATATTGCTTGTACATATTTTTTAATTAAATAAAAGCTTGGTTCTCCAGTTGCAGAATCTCTTTGATAAACACTAACTTCTCTACCATTTTCATCGGAAAAATCAACAGCGTCTGTTGTTCTGAATAATATACCATCTTTTGTTGATGCTGATTGTAATCCTTCTTTGATTCTTAAAAAATATTTTGTATCAGGTAAATTATTTACTCCGATTCCAATAGATGGAACTAACTGATACACCGATATTGTTGTAATTGCTGGCGATGATACCTTTGGTTTGTATCCTAAATATTGAGATAATGCTAATACACTTTTTATATCT